TGTTGGTATGCTTCAAGGTGAATTGCAATAATTGTAGTTGTTGTATATTATATTATGGGAGTTTTGAATGGAACATTTATTATGGGTCGAGAAGTATCGACCAAAAACAATTGAAGAATGTATTCTTCCGGATGCAATCAAGGAAACTTTTCAGGAGTACGTTAAGAGAAAAGAAATACCAAATCTTCTTTTATCTGGTACGGCAGGTGTCGGAAAAACAACAGTTGCTAAAGCATTGTGTAATGAGATTGGTTGCGATTACATTATCATCAATGGCTCTGATGAGTCTGGCATTGATGTCCTGCGTAACAAAATCAAAAATTATGCTTCTTCAATGTCGCTCATGGGCGGCAGAAAAGTTGTCATCATTGATGAGGCTGATTATCTCAACCCTAATTCAACTCAACCTGCTTTACGGGGAGCCATTGAAGAATTTGCATCAAACTGCTCATTCATCTTCACCTGTAATTTCAAAAATCGTATTATCGATCCGATTCATTCTCGTTGCTCCGTTATCGATTTTAAAATCAACGGTTCTAAACCAAAACTGGCGTCACAATTTTTTAAGCGGGTTGAAAACATCCTTTTACAAGAAGGAATCAAATATTCAAAAGATGTCGTTGCGGCAGTCATTACAAAACATTTTCCAGACCATCGTAGAATTCTTAATGAATTGCAACGATACTCGGTATCTGGTACCATTGATTCTGGTATCCTCTCTAATGTTGCTGATATTCAACTCGAAGTTTTAATCAAAGCTCTCAAAGAAAAAGATTTCTCATCTGCTCGTAAATGGGTCACTAACAATTTAGATAATGATCCGATCAAAGTGTATCGAAAACTGTATGATTCTTTATACGAAGAATTAACTCCAGATTCAGTACCACAACTAGTTTTGATTCTCGCCAAGTATCAATATCAATCCGCCTTTGTGGCTGACCACGAAATCAATATGATAGCCTGTTTAACAGAAATCATGGTTGATTGTTCCTTTAAATAGGAGAAATTATGGACCGTTCACAGATGATGGATATTCTCGGCCGTATGGGTGAGAAATATGTTAGTAACTATTTGTCCAAAAAAGGTGTTGTTGTTGAGCAAGCACTCAATCATTTCGATAGTAAAAAAGATTTGATGGGTGATGGTAAAACAATTGAAGTAAAAACACAAGTGCCTTTTATCAAAGAAAAAGCAATCACAATCAAACCAAATCAATTACGCAAATGTCGTGGCGTAGATGAATTATATTTTGTCACGGTACCAGCAGCTCGCCATAATTATAAGTATGCTGGTTGGTTATTTAAAGTTGATCCAAAAACATTCAAAACAAGAAACTATTACACCAAAGATGGTCGTGATATGGTTTTGATTGACATCGAACAAGAATCAGTTACTCCTATTCAAAAAGTTGATGATGACACATTGACAGAAATGATGAAGTATACGGTATCGGAGTATTAAGATGCCAGATTTATTTAAAGAAATTATACCATCTATACTGGAGAAGAAAAAAAACGTATTTCGTGATGAGTTGGATTATAAAGATTATAACTCATATATCATCAACCGAGCCTTGTCCTATCACATGGACTGTGTTTTATATGTCAACGAACTCAACAAACACCCAAGTTTAGAAAAAGACCTTCAATATCAATATCTTCTAAATACCATCAGACCAATGAAACGGAAATTCCAACCGTGGCAGAAATCAGAGGTCGACAAGAATATAGAATGTATAAAGATATATTTTGGTTATTCCAATGAGAAAGCCAAAGAGGCTTTACGACTTCTTACTGATGAACAGATCGCTGAAATAAAAAGAAAAACAGACAAAGGCGGAATATGATTAACATTACTGATTTAGTTGAAGTGACTTTGAATCAACAAGATGATTTCCTAAAAGTCAGAGAAACACTCACCCGTATTGGAGTCGCTTCCAAAAAAGAAAAAATACTATATCAATCTTGCCACATTTTACACAAGCAAGGTAGATATTACATTGTGCATTTTAAAGAATTGTTTGCTTTAGATGGCAAACCAACCGATATTAGTGAGAATGACCTTTCCCGTAGAAACGCAATTGCTAATTTATTGGAAGATTGGGGTCTAACAACTTTGGTAGATAAAAAATCCACACAAACACCAGAACCAATATTTCTATCACAAATCAAGATCCTTTCACACAAAGAAAAGAGTGAATGGCAATTAATACCAAAATATAATATTGGTAATAAAGTTAAAAAAGATAATTTTTAATATCAAAAGTATTGACATTTGAATTAAAATGTGTTATAAATATGGATGTAGGTGCCTCAGGGGCCTATAATTTTGATTAACTCGCTTAACTAAGGAGCACATAAACATGACTACAAGTCTATTACCAAGTGGTATACCAAGTCTATTTGACTTTCACAAAACGTTGGATCCATTCACCGTTGGCTACGATAAATTCTTCAAAGACATTGAAGAAGTAACCAAAAATGTAACCAAGAATGTATCATCGTATCCCCCATACAATATCAAACAAGTAAGCAAAAACAAGTATGTCATTGAATTGGCAGTTGCTGGTTTCGCCAAGTCTGATATTGAAGTAACTCTTGAAGGTAATAAATTGGTCATCAAAGGCTCTGCAAAAGAAGATGAACTTAAAGAAGAAGAAAATTTCCTCTTTAAAGGAATCGCTAATTACCATCAAAGAAAAGAGTATATGATGAACTGGTGGCCCGTAACCGATGAGGAATGGGATCAGTTGAATTATCCAAAAAGTCGGTAAACATGTAGGGGGCTCTTGACAGACCCCCTATTCTATGTTATAATGGTACATATTATGAAAAAAGTGAAATCAATTCTCAAAAAAGTTCGTGCTAGAAATGGTACGGATATCTTCTATACATATTCCAATTGGCCAATCGAAGAAATCGATGGCGAAAAATTTATTGCTGTTGTTAGAGAAGTACCTGATTCAAAAAAGAATCAGATAGTTCATTATATGAAAAAAGATAGTATGGAATATGTAAAATGACAATTCTTACAAATTACCAATTGACGAAAAATCAAAAAAGAACTTTTGATCCAAAAGATAAAAAAGATTTGGAAATATTTAAATCGTTTTTGGCCCATAATAAATGGGGAGGTCCTTGTCCGTTTATGTTAGAAGAACCACATACAATTATTCCAGAAATGTTAAAAGACAAATATATCCGTAGTCAATTTAACATTAATGAACCTATTGCAGAAATTTTAAAATGAATTGGTTAAAATATTCTGGATGTAATATTACACTAAAATTAAATCCATTTCATTGGAGAATTGATTTTAGTAAAGGTAGTGAGAATGATGCTTGGGAAGTAACAACTTCTTATATTATTGAATTTTTACCAATAACAATTCGTGTATGGATTGATGACGGGAGTTGGTAACCAAAGGGGCCTTTAGCTCAGTTGGTTAGAGCAGAGGACTCATAATCCTTTGGTCGTAGGTTCGAGTCCTACAAGGCCCACCAAAACTATGAAACAAAAATTTATTAACGCTTATATGGATGTGGCAGAAAGATTTGCCAAGTTATCGTCCGCAAAACGATTACAGGTTGGTGCTATTATCGTCAAAGATGATAGGATTATATCAATTGGTTACAATGGCATGCCTGCAGGCTGGACCAATGAATGTGAAGAGGTGGTAGAATACCTAGAAGATGGTGGAACTATCACCAAAACCAAGGATGAAGTCATCCATGCAGAAGCTAATGCCATCGCCAAACTGGCCAAAAGTAGTGAATCTGGAGATGGTTCCACCATGTTCCTGACACATGCTCCATGTATTCATTGTGCAAAACAAGTCTATACCGCTGGTATTAAAAAGGTATATTACCGTAATTCGTATCGAGATACCATCGGCATAGACTTCTTAAATAAATGTGGTATACCAGTAGAACAGATTTTACCTGGTGAAAAATAAATAGTACCTAAATATTTGAGAAGTGTTGGTTGGTTTTCACAGGAGAAACCTCAGATGCAACTCAGTATAATCGGATGTCCCGATAAAAAACGTTTTCGACCATTTGTTAAACGTGCAGCTATTTTTTATGCTGAACAATTGATGACACCTAAGATGTTAGAAAATATATGTGTTCGGATTAAATTTAACTCTAAACTTGATGTTTTGGGTTATGCTGATGTATTGAACTACAACGAAAGCAATAAACCTAGAGAATTTCAAATAGAATTGAATCCGGTTATAGGTTCACATGATATACTAGAAACATTAGCACATGAAATGATTCATGTTAAACAATATGCCTATAATGAAATGAATGAATATGGCACTCGTTGGAGAGGCCAAAAAATTACAGAAAACTTAAATTACTATGATGAGCCATGGGAAATTGAAGCTTTTGGATTATCAACAGGATTGTTTACCAAATTTGCTATCAAAGAAAAATTGTGGGAAGTGTTTAGTGATATTCGTAATCCGGATGCACCACTCAAGCCAGAACCAATAGCATGGTTAAATATACCACAAATAAGTGTTGACAATCACACTATATAATGTTATAGTATTACATATGCGGTCGGGGTATAGAACCAGAGTAGGTGTCCAACTTACTCATCTAGTGCGAATCTAGACCACCGCTCCAAATTCTTTAAGGACTATATCATGGCAGTTGTCATGGCAGTTGCAAAAAAGAGCCCTAATAGCTCAGTTGGTAGAGCAACTGATTTGTAATCAGTAGGTCCCGTGTTCGAGTCATGGTTGGGGCACCATTAATTGTTATGAGGAACAGATTCAGGATTTACAAATGATTCGAGTAAAATTGACACATCACCATATTGGTATTCTTCCAGTATTTCAATTACACTATCAACTATTTGTATTTGCCTAACAAAATTTTGTAACTCATTTTGATGCATTTTTAATTTGTTTTCAGCAAACATTTTTAACAAATTTTCACCATCATCTTTTTTCTTTTTAATTTTATTGATTATTTTTTTTAATTTAAACATTTGTGCATTACAAGCATTGATATTACCATTAATGTTTTCTTTTTCTCGTCTGCTTTCATTTTTCATAATTAGTATTAAATCATCAAGATCAGGATTAATGTTCGAAAGTAAATTGAAAAATAACCGACTAAGTTGTTCTAGAGCTTGATCACGGAGACTTGTACCAGATTCGTAGTGGCCTGTGGTGTCGTATTTTTTCCTGTTAACAGGATCACTTAAAACTTCATAGGCGTTTTTTATTTCCTTGAATATTTCAGGATCGCCACCTTTATCTGGATGATGTTGTTGAGCAAGAGATTTGTATTTGGCTTTAATTTCTTCAAATGTTGCATTTTTAGAAACGCCTAAGATATCATATAGATTTTTATTCATACATGTATTTATAATGAGTTCCATACCTAAAATTGCACACGTTGCTTGGAAGACTAAAGATGTGGTCGACAGTAAATCACCACTCATTGTCAATGGTTTGCGCAAACTAATTGATTTGAATCCTGACTGGACTGTTACAGTACATGATGATAATGATGTAGATGAATATCTAAAAAATGTTTTAAATAAAAGAGATTATAATTTAATTAAAGATATACATATAGTTGAAAAAACTGATCTATGGAGGCTCTTTAAATTATATAATGAAGGTGGTCT